ACCGTAGCATCAGGAAGCGCAATAACAGACCCGGTCAAAACATTGAGCGAGTTCGCAGACATCGTGAAATCTTCAGCACCCGCTAAGTCAAAGCGAATGGTGTCGTCATCATCGCCGCCTTCTTCTACCTGTATTTGTGTATCACCGTCTTGATCCACAATTTTAACGGAGGACATGGCGCTGCGAACAATAGCGCCAGAGCCGCCCCCATCTGCATATATCCAGGCCGTCTCTCCGTTTTGAACAGTAGCGTTTGCTCCAGTTCCCTGCGAAAAAATCGCACTACGATCAGCCGACAAATTGTTATAGACAAGATAGGCCTTGTCCTGATCGTTCGGAGAAATAGTGATCGTGTTATCACTGCCAAGATCGCCGCCATCCCCAAGCACCAACACACGATACATACCATCGGTCAGGGTACCATCCGTGGTGGTAAGGGTCGTGGTTGACCCGGTCAATGTTAAAGCACCGACGCCACTTATGGCCCGGTCGATGATGTCCATATTGGTATTGACGGTGCCACCCCAAGTACCAGACTGATCGCCGGTTGCAGGCTTCTCAACACCCTGGTTTGCAGTATATGTACTTGTCATTTTTTCATCCTATGCCGCTATTTCAGACCATCCTGGGGTCTGTGAACCATCAACAGACGACCACCCCGGAGTTTGCGAATCATCCATAGACGACCAACTTGGCGTCTGACCATCATTAATAAACCACCAATCTATAGTCCCCACAGACGCTGTTGCCGAAATCCCGGTAATCTCAACCCCTATCTCCAGAACCACCGTACCAACTGATCCCGTGGCGGCAACCCCCGTCACAAGATAAGCCGTCTCTATTACAACAGAGCCGACACCCCCGGTAGCGGCAATCCCTGTAACCGGGACCCCTATTCCAACAACTACACTACCAACACCACCTGTTGCAGCAATCCCCGTTACGGAATACGCCGTCTCTATTACAACAGAGCCGACACCTCCAGTGGCAGCAATCCCCGAAACAGTAACAGGTGCGGGCTGTCCATACGGCCCATCACCGTATCCTAAACGCCCAAACCCGCTAACAGAGGCCACAACAAACTACTCTATGCGATCCTTATGATCGCATCCGTCGCACTTGCCGTTGGGAACTGAACCGTGAAGGTGCCAGCGGAAACCGCCTTATCACCACCAAAATCCAGAACAATGATCGCTGGGTTAGTAAGAGAAATCGAAGTTGTATTAGGGGCTGTGTTGTAGATCAGAGCACCCCGCGCAGTGAATGACGCCGTCGCCCAGGTTGCGTCAGCAAAATCAACATAAGCAGTCGTGCCACTTGTGGTGGGATCAACTTTCGTAAGAGCAAGACCTCCAGCCGTATATGCAGTTCCCGCCGTATTCGTTACCTCATTTGTCGAGGCATAAGCAGTCGTTGTTGCACTGAGAGATGCCGTACTGGAATACAACGCAATCTTCATCGCATCCCCGGAAGACAGATCGAAATCGTGCGCGCCTAGCAAAAGTTCCTTCTTGAACGTAGTTGCCATCGCTTGGGTGATCGCCATCTTAAAAACTCCTGAGTAATTCTGCTAATTCCGGATAGCCGCCCCCAGCAGCTATCTGCACACAAGTGTCTCTCTCTTCCTTCTGAGCCTGCACAACATAAGAATGCACAACACTTTCCAGCCGAGAGCGGAACAAGCGAGCCTGCTCCTTAACCTCAGGCGCGGCATTCTCACTTATCTGAACAATCTTGTTGCAACAAAGCATCGTAATTTGCTCAGCAGATAGACCACCGTTCGTGCTTGTAACAACAGTTGGCGAGCCAATATTTCCTTCCACTTCAAACATCAGGCAGACATGAAAACAGGGTTGCCGTTTCTGTAACCATCCCGCCGGTCACTATACTCGCCAAGCATCTTGGCCTGCATAAGAGCCTCCTGATAACGGCCCAGATACATCTGCATAACGTCCTGCTCCCCCTTCATAAAAGTGTAGGCTTCCACCAAACACCCGTACAAGAGGGCTTGCGGAATATTGTCTCCAAGCCAAGTGGTGGTATTACTCGAAGAAAGCCCGGTCGGCTTATACTTATAATGAAGCTCCATCGTGTAAGCCGCATCCGGCACAGGAGAGAGGATAAACGTGGAGTCATCGAAATGAGCATAATGCTCTGGCTGTCCCGTCGTATCCGTATCGGGATTGGCCTCTCGCATAAACGAAACATCCTTTGGCAGTAAATAGGAATAGACATTCCCACTACTCACCACCGCCAACGAATGGGACGCCAGAAAGTCGGACGGCTTGCCAAGATACGAATTTGAACTCGTCGTCGTACCAGTAGAATTTTTACGAAAATAAGGAAGATCTATATCGAATAGAATCCGAAGCTCTGCCTGATTGATGAACTCATCAATCTGATTAACAAAGGTGGTTTCATTGTCTTCAGTGTAATCCTTGATGGCTTGAACCAGCGTGGAATAATTCATCGCAATTCCTCACTAACTCACAGACACCGTGACAGTACCAACCGCACCAGTCGCCTGCATGCTGGTCTGGGTGGAAAAACCATACAAAGCCGAAAGACCGTTATTGTCTCCAACCGGGTTCCAGTTCCACGCGATCCTTCTTTGCTCAACCACATTTGTATCGGTTCTTGTAAACGGCAACGTCTGCGGATCATTGATTGGGAACTCCCCAAGAAAAAGCTGGGGCTGATCCTCATCAAGCATTGACCGGGAAACTCTCAAGCCTGAATCCTTACCATCCACAATCTGCGGATAAAGGTCTTTCAACTTGTAAGTCAGCCCACTGCGATCACAGATCCCGAGGGCATATCTCCCGACCACGCGATTGGTCATATCAAAGCCACCCGTACCCGCCAGGGACAAGCTGTATCGACGCCTTTACCCTGTCTTCATCAGCGGCATACATAAACTGCTCATCGTAAACCGCCTTCAATAGCTGAGTTCGCTGCGCAGTTTCAGGCCTTTTCATGGAAACATAATAGGCAAGCCCTGCAGTAAGTGCGGGAAGCCAGCGATCTGGCGCATCATAGGTATTGGTCCCAGCAGTCCCTACATCCTGTATGCGCCTGATGCGCCAGTAAACCAGCGTGTAGGTTTGCGCATCATCAGGCACCGGCCACAACGTGTACTGGGGACTTGTCATACGCTGAATGTAAATCTGTAGCGGCTTTCCCTTTTGCAACTTGTTAGGCAACTGGGAATAACTCATGGGAGATATTCGCGTTACAGACGTATCAGCCTGATTATTGGTCTCCCCCGCATCCGTCCGGATAACCTGATCCAAGAAGTCTATCGTCCCCGCCGGGAAGCTATAAGTTGCCGTACCAGCAGTGATAGCCTGCGTACCCTCTTCTATTGTCCATAAGTTAAGACCACGATTGATCCACTCAATCGACATCAGGTCGAGACTTCGCCTCGCCGTCTTCAGGTCATAGCCGCTACGCATCTCCAGACCGGCACGCTCATAGGCCTCCTCACAGATATCAACGATATCCAGAGTGAAGTCAGTGGTGCCGGAAGTTGCCATCTAGGCGTACCTTTTCGTCTTCGTCTTCGTCTTCGTCTTCGTCTTCGTCTTCTTTTTTTTCGCCCTCTCCGCAGCCGCAGCCCTCAAGCCCGCAGGCGTATAAGGAAACTTTTTCTTACCAACAGTCGGCATCACAATCTCCTCACTGTCTCCAACAAGAATTGACCGATCAATCGTAATACTTGACGGCTCGGATCACGATCTCGTATGCGTCTCCACTGGCCTCAGTCCCCAATGTGGACAAAAGGACATCCCCCGTAGCGTTTGTCCCATACATCTTTAATCCACCGACAGTACTCAAATCCTGATGCGTCCAGCCAACGCCCAAGTTCAACGCGACAACATCCGTATCTGCATCGTACCAAAGCTGGACACCATCAAAGCCATAGACCTGAGCCCAGACTTCTTGAATACGAACTTCATTACAGGAGTTGCCTCGCGCATCCGTGGCAAGCGCGGAGACATCGATCTTGTTGACCTTTGCTTCGCCTGTTGAATCAGAAAGATTGGTAAGCTGAACAACCAGTTGCCGCTCACCATCTTGAATTGTGGTTGTGCTTACAGCATCAGCCATAGGAACCTCCTATAAAGAAAGGGGGAGGCACAAAGCACCCCCACCCCTCATCAAGAACTAACCTTTCACCTTCCCGGCCAGGACGAGCGCCTTGTAGGCGGCACTATCCTTGGGAGGAAGAGGTTCTTTTTTAGAAGACTTCTTAGCTGAAGCAGCAGCGTCCTTCTTAGAGGCAGCCATAAAGCACCTCTAAACCTGATCACTGTACTGGGTCATACCATCAGTCTGCCGCTGTGCCGCTGTGAAGAGATAATCACAATCGACCTTGTTGGCAGTGGCTTCACCAGCAACCGCAGCCACCCACGTTGTAAGCTGAGAAGTGGGAATGTTGTCCGTGGTCGTGGCCTTCAAGA